ACCAGCTTTTATCCATGGAACAAACTTTGGCGATTGGGAAGATTAATTTGAATCATACACAAAACATATTAAATGGGTTTAAGATGGAGCTTGAGAAGACAGCCTTAAAGATTAAAACTATACCTAATACCTTTTTTGCTAGAGGTAAGCGTCAGGAAGAAAATACAGGTAGGCATAGATTGAATCCTTCGGATAAAACTGCTATAATAAATAAATCCAGAGACAGGGTCCCAAATTTAGCCGAAACCAGTAAAGAAGTTAGAAAGGTAACAGCAAAGAAAATGGATAGAGTAAAAGGCATGTATATCCCTCGAACAAAACAGACATATATTAATGTCGAAGGGATAAAGAAAGCTAGAGCGGAGTTTAAGGCAGGGAAACGATTTAGTGCTCCTGCCTCTGTGAGAAACACTTTTCACCATGAGCAGTTTCACAAAGTACCTATAATTGGCAGAGCACCTGTTGTAGGAGAAGCTGGAGCTAGATTATATGGTGCAGCAAGAACCAAGGGTCATTTGGGTAAAAAAGGATATCAGGCTTGGCGTAGTCTATTAAATATGGGGGCTAATATTAAAAAATATGTCAAATAATATATTAAAAGGTTTTATATCAGAATTAGAAAAAAGAGCTCTTGATACTGATTTCACTACTACTGATGATCTCGCAGAAGGTTGGGCTAAAAAAGACAAACACAATGTAGTAGTTGAACCAATAGTTGGTGGTTCAATTGGCGCAGCACTAGGATATTACCTATCTAAAAAACTTGGAGGAAAGGGATTTAAGACCGGTATTTTCGGTGCTAGTTTAGGAGCAGCATTAGCAGCAATGAGAGCTAATAGCGATAATAAACAGACTGAAGCTGCAAGAAGATGGCTAAAGAAAACAGATCCTGAAAAAGCTAGAACTAATACTTTTGACAAACCATTTGATTTAAGCTTTCCAATTATACCAGGACACAATATTCAGTTCTACCAAAAAGGATTAATATAAAGGAGTAAAATTATGTTTAACGATGAATTAGTAAAAACTGCCGAGGAATATATGACTATGGGGAGAATCATAGCCAAGGGTTATATTTCGGAGATGGAGAAGATTGCTTTTACAAAAAGGGAAAACAGAACTCTAAAAGAAAAATCTGATAGAACCTTTTATGATTTAAAAACAGGAAAATTAAAACACGGGCCAACGGCAGCTCTTAACGCAGGTATTTTAGGTTCTGTAGGAGCAGGGGTTGGTGCTTTGAGTGGTTTTAAAAGAGGAAAAGGTATCAAACGTGGATTAATTGGCGCTGGAGTAGGAGCTGGTATTGGAGGTTTGTTAAGTTTAAGGGGATCTTTAAGGGCACACCAGGTAGTAGATGAGGCTGATAGAATCCGTAAAACATACAATAAGAAGAAATAAAACAGGAGTATAACATGGGACAAACAATGAAGGCACTTTTTGAAAAACTAGCTAAAGAATCTACGGTTGCCGTAAATATAAATAGTGTACCAAAAGATGAAAAGGCGTTGGATAAAAAAAAACCAGCAGGAGATACTGCTCAGAAAACACAGCCGATTACTGATGCACCTGATTTAGGTGGTACAGGTAACCAAGCCGCTGCTCAGGCGCCTGCTACTAATGTATCTGGAGATGGATCTGCTGCAAACGGAGAACTTACAAATCCAAATGCTGTCCCTGGGGAAAATCCAGCAGCAATTGATACAGCTTCTGTAGTAGGACCACAACCACAACCACAACAAAGCACAATAATTATATGTCCATCTACCTGTAAATTTGCAATGATGGGGACATCTATTGGAAGATGTGCTCTTGGTAAAATAGAATTAGAACAGCAAAAAAATAACGTATTTGTTTGTAAGAATTACGAGGATATATCAGCTAACGAAGGAGTACAACAGAAGTGATTTTGGTTGGGTTTAAATCAGAAATAGAAAAACTGGCAAAACCCTTGCTTGCAGTTGATTTTGATAACACAATTGTTAATTCAGACTCTAAAAAAGGGTATGCTATAACAGGGCTTAAAAATGGGGTTATAGAAAATTTAAAAAAGCTTCAGAAGAAATATGAAATAGGAATATTTAGTGCCAGAAATAATGTTAGATTTACCGATGACAAGATGAAGGTTATGAAGGAATATATAAAAGAAAAAGGTATTCCTTATGATAAAATAATAGAACAAAAAGAAGGTAAACCCGTTGCTAAGTATTTTATAGATGATAGAGCAAAACACTTTAATAATAATTGGGATGAATTAGGGAGAACGTTATGAATAATATATTAAGTGGTTTTATAAATGAGCTAGAAAAGAGAGCACAAATAGTCCGCGATAAATTCAAGAAAGACCCTAGCAAAATGAAGGTTAATTATTATAAAAAACCCAAGAGTATGAAAGTAGCCGGTTATTCTAGCCCGAATTCTATTAAATGGAAGTAACATGAATATTATACTAAAAGGCTTTACATCAGAACTTACTAAGTTAGCAATTACCCGTCCTACTGTTGAGTGGTTTCCAGAAGATTACACTGGTGGACAAAGTGCTATGCTTCATAGAACCGCAGAAGGTAATATGTTTGAAGATTGCATAACATATATACCCAAAAAGAATAAACTACGTAAAGATGGAGACGATACCCTATATACAGACAATGGTAGAGCCGAAGATGGAGATGCTATTTATGATAAAGATACAGCACAACAGGATGAGGATATGCGTGGGGCTACACGTTGGGCCGAAGAGATAAGTGATAAACAAACGTCGTATCAAATATCACCACGACCTGTAGCGTATATTAGGAGTAAGTAGTCTGTAGGAATTAATTTAAATAAAAGAATAAATAACTAAAAAAAACCGATTAATAAGAAAGGGCGACAGGCATAAAGCCCATCGCCCATATTTTTGTATCAATTAAGTTTTCTGTGGTGGGTTGAAGATTCTTCTTCTCCGGACACGGCTTTTGATACTAAGCACATGACACATTTCCCTCTCTTTTTTCTAAACTAGCTCCTTCGTCAACGTTCTTGTGAGTACATCGAGATGTCTGACTACAAAACCAGTTGCTGCGATTTAACCTTACGGCCGATGGCTTGCAACTGACCATCTTCTCCCCAACTTCAAATAGCGCCTAGAGGATCCGTGGCGCCTAGAGACCAAGAAACAGTATATCTACTTTTTCCTTCTCTATTAGTCTTATACCCTTTCTGCCTACTAAAATGGGATTTCGTCTTCTGCTGGAGCAGTCTGTGCTGGAACAGTTTCTGCTGTTGGAGCAGTGTTTTGTGTTGTAACATTTTCTGTTGCCTGTAGGCGTGGTGGAAGTTTAAATTTATCAACATCTATAACGACATTGTGATATTTATTTCCCTCTTTTTCCCATTCGTCAACTTTAAGTCCACCTGCAATAACATTCATGCCCATACCCTTCTTACAGTATTGCATTACTATGTCAGCAGAGTTTCCCCAAAAATTTAGTGTGTACCATAACGTTCTTGGCTTTTCTTTTGAGCCCTGATCTTCTGCTAGACTTACTGTAGCTACTTTCTTACCATTTCCTAGTTCTTTTAAGATTGGGTCTTTCCCTAATCTTCCTGCAACTGAGATTGAATTCATGTAGATCCCTCCTGTTTTAGTTCCAACTTTTTAGCTGGTTAAATGTCTTATACCTTAATTTAAAACACCTCTTTTTTATTGACTACTTATTCGCATAATGGTACTCTACTAATATGGATAATTATCATGTAGTTACAGACCAATTTTTTGGAAGGCAAGAATCATTTGATAATCAAATGAATTTCGGACAAGCACAATTAAAATTCGGTAAAATAGTATCAGTTCCAAATAACTTTGGAAATGATAGGGTTGTATCTGTAATTACAATGGACGATAGACGATATGATAGATGCCCCCTTATAGATCCGTTTGGAACGCCCTATGGTGATGGATTAGATATTGCACCAATTGTCAATTCTATTTGCATACTGGCTCTCGTTGATGGATTTAATCCATATATTATTGGGTTTGCAAAAATTCCGTATTTAGGAACTGGTGAGATTGGAGCTCCAGATACAGAGCCATTGCTACCAGGTGATTATAGATTTAGAACAGTTGCGGGAAATAAAATACATTTGTATTCTGGTGGAGCAATAGAGGTCTCAGCTAATGCTCAATGTAAGACTATGTATCTTCCAAGAAGATATATGATTTCTCATTATTGCAGAAATTGGGAATTGTTTACTGATGCTGGTTTTGAAAAGTGGGAAAAAATTGATTTGGATTCAGGTGAGTGTTTAAATACTAAAAAAGTTTATAGATATGACAAGAAGGGTCAAATACCAGTTATTCAAGAATTTAAAGGTATGGTTGATATTACTGGTGTTATAAAACAAACCACCTTTAGTAATGGAAAAGAAGAAGTAGGTGATATTAAAATATTTGATGATGGCACGGTGTCATTAGTGTACAGAGATGGTGCTTTTTTTCAATATGATAAAACAGAAGAACAGCTTGATATGAAGATTCCGTCAGGTTGGATTCAGATGAAAAAAGACGGAACTTTTAATGTAATGACTGGTTCTGGTGGTATTAAAGCAACTATTGCTTATGACGCAACAGTTGATGAATTAACCGTATCACATAATTCAATGGGACATCAATTGCGTTTTTCAAAAGATGGTATAGAACTTAGCGATGGTGTAAATGCTAATACCTTTACAATGGATTCTAAGGGCATTACATTAAACGCAGAAAATATTGTTATTAATGGTGATAGTTTAATAATGAATACAAAAGAATTATATGCTGGTAAAGATGGTTGTAGTGGAGAAGGATTTGGTGTTGTAACTGGTTTTACTGGCGGAACACACGCTACTGATTACTGGACAGGATTACCTATTGGTGGTCTTCCTATATTTGGTGCTGGATAATGTCATTAAATGCAGCTAGACTTAAAACAAGTTTAGATATAAACCTTTTTGAAACAGATGCTGTAAAGCTATGGGATAAGTGTATTTCCAATGCGGTAATTGATAAAATGATAGACCCTTCTGTTTATACTGTTGTATGTGATGGTATCGGGGGATCATCGAGTCCAGGGGTTGGAAACATATACGGAATACAAGGAATTACCCAATCAACGTTTTATAGTTATCTGTTAAATAACTGGAAACTTTACAGTGAGTTGCCAGGTTCGGAACATTCTGATATAATCGGTATGCAAGGTATCTCTATGATAGGTGAAGAGTTGGCAAAACTGGATATAGTAATAAACTATACCTGTGTTAACGATGGAACTTGTCAGATATCACCGTCGGGTATTGCAGTGGAGGAAGACCTGATTAAAGATGAAATTATTCTTAATCTTAAAAATGCGGATCTTAATCCAAGAACTAGAATGTATATGCAAAGAAAACCTGGTACCGGCGAAGTTATAGAAGATGTTCTTGAAATACAAAAGAGAATGGCATTTATTATAGCAAGAAGTATTAAGGAGAATTTGGCAGTGGTTACAGGAACTGGAACTATCGGAGTAGGTGGAAGTGGTTCAGATTCAGAATCTGTTGAGGGGGTAATTTCATAATGGCATCTATGCCTAGTGTACCAATACCTAACTTACCAACACCTGCTGTTCCTGATGTTTCTAGTATTGTACCTAGTGTACCAACACCTAGTATTGGTGGCGTTGGAGACTTAACTCTTTCGGCTACTAGTTTTTTATGTGTTGGCTTACCTAATTTAAGTTTACCATCTATACCAACAATAAATATTACAGGGTTTTTAACGAAGTTAATGAAAGCTAAGATGCCAAATCTTCCGACAATTAATATCCCTGGAATGCCTAATTTAGGAAAGATTGGTCTTCCCTCATTACCTGATTTTGGTTTTAAAATACCTAAAATTTCGTTCACAATGCCAAGTCTTCCAAATATTAAATGTCCTCCTAATCCATCAAAGACTTGTCCAGAAGATGTTAAGGGGGCTGGCAGTAACCCATCTGAGGCTAGTGGTAGTATAGGTAATTTAACTATGCCTGGATTAACAGTTCCACAACCACCGTCACCTACTTTATTAAGTCCCGATTTAACTTTTACGGTAGATGAAACTGTAGATGATACTTTTCTTGCAGGTGCTATAGCATAGACATATATTAAAAAAAAGAGGTGTAATAATGAGTTTACAAAATTTCTTTTCAAAAGACAAAGCGGAACAAAGTGATATAGTTTCTTATATCAGAGCTGGAAATTCCGAAATGGAGTGGAAGGATAAAATATACTCTGAGGTATATAAACGAGTTGACGCTCTTACTGACAAACTCATTAATCTTGAAACAAAAACGGTAGATGCCGAGAAGGGGTATTTTGTTGGTTCTGTTATAATAAGGGATAAACAAGGTAAGTGCCAAGTAGGCATTCCTGTTGTGATTAGGAATTTTATGTTAGCACCTTTAGATATATTAATATATGAAGATAAAATGTTACCTCTCACAAATTTGAACTTTAATAAGATATTCTCTGCTATGTCAATATTCAACAAAACTGTTACTCCTAAACCGTATATGTCAGCTGGAGAAGTTATATCTCAGTACGAAGCAAGTCATCCACCAGCAGGTGGAATGTTTAAGGTATCATCTCTACAGTTATACAAAAATGATGTAGAGGCATTTAAGGACGCAATAGACAGACCTACATTAGCAAAACTAGCATCTAGTCCTATTACTATGGAGATTATGGATACTGTTTCAAAAGCAGAAGATAGTACGCCTGAATTAGAGAAATATGCATCAGAAGTTGGTGAAGAAGACCTTGTATATATGATTGAAAAGGTTGCTCATAATAAACTTAAAATAGCTAGTTCCCCTATGCTTTATTGGGATCCTAAGCTTAAAACAGAAATAGTTAAAAAAGCAGAAATTGATAGTGAAATGGGTGGAGATACATTTTCTAAAAGAGTAGTACATTCTTCATCTCTTGCTGATGTTCAAGATGGTGATACATCTGCAGAGACACAAAGTTTGAAATACGAAGAAGTTGGTGAAGCTAATGAGTTCGCAACATATATTGTTAGTCGTCACGATGGGGAATTATTAAGAGGTACAGTAATACCAAACATAGTTAACTATAATCAAGAACCAGTAAATAAAAAATTGTTTATATGCGGAGAGAATAGTTCTTTCTCAGGTAGTATAATAGGTAAGAAAATCAACTCTGGAGTATCAACGCAAACGTCAGAATTAAACCCTGGTATGTTCGGAACTTTTGTTTACGAAAATGAAAAAAACGCTATGAATGAAACTATTAAGGCAATAGCAGTAATACCTTTTACTGTTAGAATGATAGAAACAGAAGAAGATGCGTTAAAGGTCCATGCAATAGATTTCTACGGGATACCAACAGTGTTCACTATTGACAGTATTGCGCAGAAAGTTACAACATCTTATGATCCAAACGAAAAGAACAAAGAAAAATACCAAAATGTTCCTTCAATACAAACAGATACAGAAGAACGTGTAGTTTCGATACCTAACCATATGAAATTTGTTGCACTTCCAAGACTTGTAGATCTTGCAGATGCATTTGGCATGGTTAAGGTGTCCGAGTACAAAGCAAATAATAATGGTCATAAAGTTAGAGTAATTTCAAAACGTGACGGCTACTATGCTATACAGGGTGTTGAAAAATACGCATCAACCAGTCCGGTAGATCTGAATAATTCAGATAAAGAGTATGCAATATTTGTTTTAGAAAATCTTGGTTATAATGAAAAAACTGCAAGTGAAATATTAAAACAAGCAGATGATCATTTTGCTGGTTTGAAAGAGATATATCCTAAATATATCAAACCAACAAAAGCAGAGTATCTGATGAAAAGTGCAGGTATTTTTAAAGACAAGATTAACAATGCTATTGCTATAACAAATGGATTGAAATCTTGTTTAGTAAAAGAAGCAGCTAGCTTAGTTGGTGTTCAGAATGATGGATCGATATTATCAAAGTTTCTAACTAAGACAGCTAAACTTGAAGGAGTAGAGACAGTTGATTCTGTATTATCACTAAATTTTATCAACCCAGATAACTTGTCAATATTCAAAGATTTTACTCCACGTTTCCATGATGCAGCTTCAAAACTTTGTCAACTTACCTTAGCTTCTCGTCTAGGTGCTGATGCAATAGATGAAGACCAAACGGTAAGAGCGTTCAAGGCGTTAGATAAAGTAATAAGTGCCCTAGAGACGTTGTAGAGCAATGGTGGTATATTGTTTAAGACACCTTACAAACGCTACGTAGATTTTTTAATAACTAAGTATAGGGACCTTACTAAAGTACAAGCTATTCTTAAGCAGGACGGGTTTGTAATACCCCCACTTGAAGATTATCGAAAAGCATTAGTTAAAAATATAAATAGTAAGAAAATAAAAGATTTCTTACTTAACATTAAAGGATCTAAACCACCTCCAATAACAGAATGGATGTTGCAAGCCAAGCTACTTAAAACAGAAGAGCTCTGGACTTTTGATACCAATAAAGATAATTTAAAAAAGATGGGACTTACGGCACTATGTGTAGATAAATTCTATAATATTGTCGAGAATCCTTCTATGAGAACAGCTTTAAGTGCTCTACTTATTAAGCAAGTTGCGTCTGATACTATAGTAAGATTATTTAGACAAAAATATGAAACTGCAATATCAGTTAGTACGATCGAGCTATTCAAATCCTATATCTTTGATATCAGTGAAATGAAGAAAGCTGATTGGGTTACATATCTTAAGAAGTGTTCTAGAAAAGATTGTAAACCAATACTTATAGCGATGAATGAGCCATTGGAACGAGTTAAGTACGAAGTAGGATTTAAGTCATCAATAGATTATACAACTATGTTAAACGATGTTGCTATGTCTAGTTATTTTAAGTTTAAGGACGCAATAAAGTTAAATAGTAATGATATTAGTGTTCAGAATAATGCCAGATCATGGGCTAAGTTAATGTTTGATGCTGGTGACAGACGTGAGAAATATGCTCAGGGCGATATGGAAGGCTTTGTGGAAAATGTCCAAATGGCGTTTACATTTGACACAGATACTTTTCCGGGGTATGAAGAGGTTACTGAAGGAAACGTAGGTTAAAAAATATGACAGAAAAAAAAGGTGCTACACAACAAGGAGACATTGAAGTTTCTGCTGAGGAGCAAGAGCTCAAAGAAATAAGTCAAGAAATGTCTTACAATGCAAACGTCGCCGAGTCCGGTGAGGTCATGTTTCAAGACATTAAGCTTGTTGCAAAACGTGAGAAAATAATAACAGACATTGGTGAGAAACTTCGTATAGAATCCAGAAGATCGGATTGGGCGCAAGCATTATTGTTTTTAAACAGAGAGCCGTTTAGATTAACTGGTAGAGATTATTTACAACAAATATATAACCTTAACTACCCAGATTTATTACTTAAATTTGCCCGTCAGTCCGAAAAATGCTGTGAAATTTCTACGTCGCTGTTAATGAAAAATGGTGAGTTAAAACAAGCAAAAAACGTCGCTATTGGTGAAGAACTTATTAGCATCGATATAACCAATAATGAATCAACAGTTGGTAAAGTCACATGGAAATCTAAAATTTATAAAAAACCGTGCTATAAAATTAAAACTAGGCAAAAACATTGTATTACGGTTGGAGAAGAACACCCTATTAGGCAGTTCGATAAGTGGACATTTGCTAAAGATATTAAAGCAGGTGATAGAATCTCAGTGATTAAGAATGGTGGCATTTTTGGAAATGACAAGTCATATGCAAACGAAGAAATTAAACTTCTTGCTTATATATTAGGTGATGGATACATAGGTAAAGCGGCTATATGTTTTACTAACATTAAACCTATTATTTTAAATGATTATATATCTTGTTTAGAAAGTATAGGAATACACAAAACAGCAAAAGCTCAAAAAAATAGAAATACTTTTATCATTAGCCATACACACTTAAACATTATTAAAGAATGTGGTTTATTAGGTAAAAAATCTGCCACAAAATTTATTCCAGACTTTGTCTTTAACCTAGATAAAAAAACTACAGCTTTATTCTTAAACCGGTTATGGTCTACAGATGGGTCTATACTACCATCTAAAAGAAATACGAATATTGAGTATTGTAGTATTTCTAAGCAGATGATTCATCAAATACAGTCACTTTTATGGAAATTTGGAATACCTAGTAATATTAGAGAAAACCTCCCTAATATTTATAAGAAAAGAGGCGAGTTTGGAAAAGTAGCCTATATTCTAAAGGTCGAAACAACTGAAGGGAATCAGGTATTTTTAAACGAGATAGGGGCGCTTGGGAAATCAGAAGGGATTATTTTAACAGACAGAGTATCCAATAATAACATGGATACTTTCCCAAAAGAAGAGGTCAATGCTTTAATTAAAAAAATATATAAAGGACTATATAAAAATACAAAAGGTATACATGGAAATACCATGCATGCAAAAGAAGTAAATGAAGGCATGGTGCGATTAGACCCAAAACCTAGATATGCCTTAACACGGCCTAAACTACAAAGATATGTCGATTTTTTTAGATCGTCAAAGACTTATGATCAAGTTCTTGTAGATCAGTTAGAAGCGTTACTATATTCAGACATTTACTGGGATAGGGTAAAGTCAGTAGAATATGTAGGAGAACAAGAATGTATTGATTTCACAGTAGAAAAAAACAATAACTATATCTGTGATGGAATAGTAACTCACAACTCTACCACCATAAGTACATTCATGGTTATTGACGCAGTTCTTAATAGATGTTTATCACAATTGTTTGTAAGTCCTACCGCTGATCAGACCAGAACTTTTTCATCTCAGAAAATAAAACCACTACTTGAAGAAAGTCCAATGATAAAGAAGTTCTTTATTAACTCCTCTGTTGAAGCACAGGTTTTTAATAAAGGATTAGTTAACGGTAGTAAAATGTTACTTAGGTATGCATTCTTAACTGCTGATAGATGTAGGGGTATTTCTGCAAGTAGACTTATGATAGATGAGATACAGGATTTGTTATGGGATAATATTCCAGTAATACTGGAAGTGCTATCTCACGCTATAGAACCTAAAAGAATATATTCAGGAACACCTAAAACATTTGAAAACCCAATAGAGAAATTCTGGCAAGACTCATCACAATGTGAGTGGTTAGTACCATGTGAACACCATATTCCTGCATTTTATAACCTTTTAGACTTAAGTAACATTGGTAAAACTGGTCTTATATGTAAAAAATGCGGTAAACCACTAGATCCCAAAAAGGGTAGATGGGTTAAGATGAATCCCGGTATATTTGATTTTATGGGATTTAGGGTTACCCAGATTATGGTTCCATGGAAACAAGACGAAGAACAGTGGAGGGTTAACTTTATTGCTCCCATGGAAGGTCCTAACGCTATTGAGAAAGGCGTTTACCTAAATGAGAAGTTGGCAATATCATCAGATAATGCAGACAAACCTGTAAGTAGAGAGGACATAATACGATGTTGTGACCATACTGCTGATTCTGAGTATTCTTATATAGATATATTTCAAGACCATAAGTTAATATCCAGTGCTGAAGTATTTGCTGGTGTAGATTGGGGCACAGGACAAGAACGTAAGAGCGCTAGTGGAAAAAAGAAGTATGCGTCATTTAGTGTTTTTAGTATGATGACTAGACTCCCTAATGGTAAGAAATGGTACTTTTATCAAAAGAGGTTTAGGGGTGCAGAAGCGGACCCATTGTTTATTAAAGAATTCATACAAAGGGTATATTCAATAATACCCTTTAGACTACTTGTAGTAGATTGGGGCTTTGGCTGGGGTATAAACAATGATTTATTTAGAATGTTCCCAGGTAAAGTAATGCAGGTTCAATATGTTCCAAGACAAAGAAATAAAGTCAAATGGGATTCTGTTGGTTACAAGTGGCAGGTAAATAGAAGTCTTATAATGTCGGAGTTTTTTCATCAATTAAGACACGAGAAAATACAACTTCCTTCATGGTCTCAGTTTGAAACCTACGCCACAGATATACTTGCCATATTTAATGACTACTCTATGAACCCCGCAACAAAGAACGAGTTATTTTATAATCATCCGGTTAATCAACCAGATGATGCATGTCATAGTATGATTTTAGCAGACTTTGGATACGATAAGTATTATAATATAGAGCCAATGATGGTCAGTAAATAAAAAGGAGTAACACATTATGCCAATGTACAATTTTGTTTGTGAGTCTTGTGGATTAGAAAAAGAAGTAGTAACAAAGATGTCTGAAAAGCCCGACAATTTAGTTTGTGAATGCGGAGGCAACATGAGTAGAAACTTCTCTAGTCGCATGATTACCGTAATACATGACTGTGATGGGCCGTTAGGGCTTAAATATGCTAAAGTGCAATGTGGTGAAGACAAACCCCGTAATACCACAAAGGGTTTTTCTAAGGGAGTATATGATGCTGCAGATGGTAAGAATCATGATTACAGCAGGTACTATCTAAAAAACACTCCAGAAATAGATCCAAGAGTAATATCTAAAAAAGAGAATAGCTAAAAAAAGGGGTGTTATTTCCCCTTTTTTCGTAGCACTAACAAGACTACTACCGTTATCTTTTGTTTTATCTACGGTACAGGATGGAGTCCATGCCTTTAAAAACCAATGACGATGTCACGGCTATAACTGTGGCGAATCCTGCTGCTGCGCCAATGTATTTTAGGTAAGGGATAGGTTTATCTTCGAATACCCCTGTTTCCCTTTCTCTTTCTGTTGATTTTGCCTCTGGTTCAAGTGCAAACAAATTTACCGCGCTGTATGTTTTATTATTCATTTAATTCTCCTTCCGGTGCTACCGGGTATTTTTCCTAATCTATTACCTATTCCCAAGCCGTTCCCACGGCCATTACCCAATCCACTTCCTTGTCCCTTTCCTGTATTTGTTGGTTTTACATTAGGTGTGCATCCGCCCTGTCCTCTTCCGGTACTTGGCCCCTTTCCTTGGGGACCTGTTTTGTCTCCTCTTGGCATAATAGTATCCTCCTTTAATTTACTTTTTCCTCTTATATATCTTATACCACAAAAGTGCTTTAAAATGTTAGTTTTTGGGAAGGTAATATCTAAAAAAAAGAGAGGTGTTTTTAAACAACCTCTCCTTCTTTATACCAAAGATTTACTTTGTTTTTTTTGTTGATGGTCTTGAACATAGGTAACCAACTGTACCAGCAATTGAAAGTGCTATACCAGTGATCAATGTGTTCTTTTTCCATGTTGCCATTTTTCTTGGTACTGTAATTTCTTCACTTGTAGGTGTTGTGCCAAGTGAAAACAAATTTACCGCGCTGTAATTTTCTTTCATAACTATCCTCCGTTTTTTATTTATGGTAGAAAATGTGGATATCACACTTCTTCCTCTTACTTGTCTTATACCAGACATACGTCTAAAAGTGGCGGTTAAAGGTTATTACCCTTATAGTACCCCTACATTATATACTAAAAAGACATTGACTTTTAACCATCAAGGTGTAAGAATAGGGTATGGAAAAAAATAAAACTAAGTACACAAATGTGGATCCTAAAAAAATACAGATATTGAAAGATGAGTGCTCTAGATCTAAAGAGCTCAAACTTATGATGGATCATGACGTCAAAATAATAGGACGTGGATATAAAGCGATTAAAACCATCCCTAGTGATATATCAAGCTTCACACCATCTCTTGTATGTCTCCAAACATTGGATGATGTTTTTAAAAAGGATAACTTAATAGTAGAAGGCAGATTGTCTGACTTACTATATGGGGTTTATGTTGGAGTGGAACCTATATTTCAGGGGGCAACTAAGGAAGTCATACAGCGTATGGTTTTGTCAGGAATAAATGGACTATGGTCTATGGGGTACTTATCATTTATAGATAACTATGGTATAATACTTCCAAGCATTGAAGTGGCAATTAATATAAATGCTTGGGTACAATATACTCCTAAGATACTGGGTTTGTTTGACTTCACCCCTACTAGTATTATATAATATTTTAAAAATAACTAATCAGGAGACGTTTAATGTTTGAAAACTTCTTGTCTCTTTCAAAGACTAACAATTTCGATGGTGAAACAGCACAATTGCTTGGAGGAGAAGCGGCAAGATCCAGTTTAGACTCTGGGATTAATTTAACAGAAAAAGTCGCTAAAGTCGTTGCGAGAGAAAATCTAAACCCCGAACAAATACAACGTGTTGTTGAAGAGGCTAATACTATTGTCGACCTTTATAAAAAAGGGGAAACATTTGAATTAGCTAAAACAGCGGACGTGGTAATAATACTAAACAAAAAACCAGAAGAGAAAGTATTAGATGACTATGCATCACCTCCTGTTAAAATACCTAGTTCAGTAGATTATAGTAAAATGTTCGGTATTAATGCCGACGCAGTTAAAGATGAAGCCATGGAAGATGGTGTTCCTAAAGCACATAAACTTCATGTAAAAATAGTTAAACTAGGTGCAGCAAAAGATGCTATGGATTCTAAATATCAAGACCTACTTAGAAAACAAGAAGATATAATTAGTGATTTTGTTAAAAGCGCTGAAGTGCTTTTTCATGAGAACAGGACTAAGTTAAAAGATGTTGTATCTTTAATCAAGGTTGCTTTCCCAAAAGAATCTATATCACTAATTGATTATATTAATGATACATTTAGAAGAAAAGAACTAATTGAAAAGACCGCAGCAATTGTTCCTTATGATTTAATCAGCGATGATTTAAAGAATCATGCAATAGTTATGAATGGTAACGATATTATGTTAAAACAAGTTACTACACTTAAAAACAACAACTTAGAAACACGTGAACTTAAATTTGGAATAATTAGGTTAGATGACGAGATAGCTAAAACTAGAGAAGAAATAAAGAGTTTGTAATGAATTCAATACTTACTGGATTTTATAATGAGCTAACTAAAAAAGCAACCTTTTACCCTCCTAAGGGTACTAGCGCTGCTGCTTTTAAAATGGTTGCAGGTAAACCATTTGAAAAATTGAATCGCACAGGAAGATTACTTGGTAATATAACAAGGAAAGGTGTAGTGAAAGGATACAAAGCAGGTGCCCCAGCTAGAAAATTAGCTTTTAAAAGTTTGGATGCAGCTGGATCAGGTGTTCAAAAACTATTAGGGAAAGTAGTTAGAAATCCAGGGAAGGCTTTATTTATAAGTGCTATTGGTATCCCCGTTGCTCATTCCTTAATATCAAAAACACGTCAATATGCTAAGGAGATATAAATTTCATGCCATTTTTAGGGACAACAAAAACACTAAGTATGAATAAATATGAACAACTAGTTGCAGACGCTGGAAAAAAAGCGATTGCTGAGGCCGCTGCAGCTGCTGCTAAATCAGAGGCTACTGTATTAGCTGGGCATTTAGCAGATGTAGATAGAGTAAATATGTATACCAGTAAAGGTGTAAAAGGTATATGGAACGCAATTAAAGCTACGTTTAGACATCCACTTGGTAGGGCGGCGCTTATTAGCGGAACAGTCCCGTTACTGGCTGGTGGTCTAGTTCATGCGATTAAGTCTATTAATCAATATTCTGATGATAAAAAAAATGATACTGCATTCAAGGACACATTTATTAAAGAATACCCAGAATATTCCGATAGACCACAGGAAATTATTAACGAATATCAAAAATTAAAAGTCATATCTCCAGTTATGACTAGCCGATATCGTTTGGCAAAAGATTATGTTAAGAAAGGGCTCGATGACATAATAGATGAAGATGATGTACATAAACTTACTTCAACTCAGCTTGGTATGCCAAGACCATATAGAACGTCCTATTTAGAAACAACTGCCCCGATACAACAAACTATAGCACCATTTCTAAATGCAACTACACAGTTATATGCTATGGGACCTCCAGACCTTGGACAACACCTGAATTCTCTAGTGGATTTACCAGTGAGACCTCAACAAACACTTGCTACAGCAGGTACTAGAATGATAAAAGACCCAGCATTTGAACGAGTAATAATTGATGCAATGCATAATGATGCAGTTAAAAAAAGTAGAGTAGGAGAATAACAATGAAAAGTAGCGCATTAAATGGTTTTATAAATGAATTAGAAAAAAACGCTGGGTTCATCGGACAGGTTGGAAAGGTTTTTAATAACCTCCTTCCAGCAATGGCTGTTGCCACTGGTCTTGGAGTCGGAATAGAGGGAACTAGACAAGCTGTAAACTACGTTAAAAACAAAAAAATAAAGAATGAGGTTAATACGTCGTATGATGTAGTACTAGAAGATCCTGCTATACAGGATGCGATTGCCGCTAACTCGGGTATAACAGAAGCTACTGTAAGAGGGGCATTCAACGTTCTTGCTAAATTTGCTCCAGCACTAGCTGCAACACCAGAAGTTGCAAAACCATTTATTAGGCATGCTATTGCTTCACAGGGCGGATTAGTTGACCCAACAACTGTTGGTAGTTTGGTAAAAACACATAAAGAATACAGTGACACTAATAATTCAAGAATGGATATAGCTGACAGAGTCTTTAGTGGAGGCACTAGTTTACTAAGGGGGTCTATACTACCAGAAAACAAATATGCAAACCCAGGACAGGGAGAAAAAGGAATAGATTCAGATCGTTGGTATGCAACTCCAAACAAGGCATATTAATATTAATAATATGGGAAACAATTTTTTTAGTTATTTAGAAAAGGAAGGTGATTTTGGTATCAAAAAGAATTTAATTTTTGAGCCAGTAAACTCTAGTGGTTTAGAAGTTATTACATGGATCACTCCTAAAATAGATCTAGAAAAAACTGCATCTATTGGGATGAAAGATTATCATCCAGCAATACAAGAAACGATAGGTGTATTAAAACCACGTGATGGATGGGTTGCTTGTGTTATATCTGCACTTGGTTCTTATGAAGCTTATGGATTTAATAAGAACGGTGACGGGTTTGAAAGATATGTTTTCGTGGAAGACAAACTACATAAATCTTACGAAGAGTTTGGATTACCTTTTAAACATCATAGAAACAAACCAGACCAGGGACATATGGTTTATGGGGATAAAGTATTACGATCGGAATTTAATGAAAAAATGGATAGGGTTGAATTAGTTGTTTGGTACGATATGAATAGAGACACTTCTTTACTTGTAGATATAGATAGTGGTTGTGTCGGTGTTAGTATGGGATTCAAAGCAAAATACGATGTTTGTAGTATTTGCGGTCAGAAAGCATCAAGACTTACTGATTATTGTGAACATGCTATAGGATCTGTAATTGGGATGATACCAAATGAAAAGCAAATGAATATAAAGCATCAACCATTGTTTCCATATAGACTAGGTTATGTACAACCAGATGGTAAAAAGGTTGGACGTTTTAATAGAGAGGGTAAGTTTTTTGATATATCAAGAGTACTTATTCCAGCATGGCGTCCTGGTAGAATATTAGAGAAAGTCGCGTATAATAGGGCAACGTGTGTACAGGTTCCTAATCTTTACGATGTTGTTTCTTCTGGACTTACATATGTAGATGAAAATCATGTATTAAAGGTGGCTATGGGTATAAACAATATAAATAAAAAAGCTGAAGACAAAACAGCTGATATAATTAAACGAGTTCCATTGGCTACTGAAGAAAGAGAAGAAAAAGCAATTGAATTAGAAAATAGAATGGCAATGTTAAAAGAACATGAACAAGATATTACTCCAGAGTGCATAGATAATTTATGCAATAACCATAGTACTCAGGAAATACTATCATCTCTAATATCTATGGGTATTATGCCTAAACCTAAAGAATTTCAAAGGATAATACTTGTAAAAATAGGTGAGAAAAAGCTAGCAGACGAACTAGATAAACAAGGAGTTGATTTTAGGTCTGTTACCCCTTTGACAGAAATAGATGAAATAAAAAAACTTGCCGAATATAATGTAGACAATATTAATAAAGACGTAATAGATAAAATATCAATGTATGTAGAAGATCGCTCAGCACTTGCGCCATTTTTTTTCAATAGACTAGATAAGATAGCTAGCTCTGGGGACAGTTTTTTTGGTTTATCAAGTAGTGGTCCTAATAGAGACAAAATTTACGGTAAAGGAACAAATCCTTTAACTGAAGGTTGGCAACCAATTGACCATAGTGTTGGCTATGCGCCGGAGGTTAAACCAGAAAGTGAAACTGTAAAGATTGTAAAGCAAAAAAGGGATGAAATGATTCCAACACTTGCTGCTCTTGGTGGGCTTTATTTATATCTCAAAGGTGTAATGACCGATAGCCGCCCATCTGTTGGGGGGTTAACACTTATGCCTGAACAATCTGCTACATCTAAAATTGGTAAGTTTTTAGAGAAGGCTTTTTCTAAAAACACTGCAGCTAAGGCAGCAGTAATTGGACTAACTGGGGCTGGTATCGCAGCAGCACTTAATTACATGATGAAGCCAAACGAAATTGGAAACTATGATAGTACAACTCCGTTACATAATGTTGACCAGACTAATTATCTATCTACAGTTGTAGAAAGGAATAAAAATCCGATCAATAAATTAGGAGGGGTTAAAAATCTATTATTTGGGTCCGGATCTGCTAATACACTTGCAAGGATAGCTATAGGTGTCCCGGCTATGTATATGGCTAGTGGTGTGTTGGAAGTAAGAAAAGCTAAAAACCCAACAGCGCATGAAAGTAGAACTGCATCAATTATCCGAAAACATCCTGGAATTTCAGCGGGTGCACTTGCTTTTTCCCCACAAATGTATAGAATAGTAAAGGGTAAGGTAATGGGACGTAATGCGAAGGACTTGGGGAAAACCATTACCAAGACAAGTTCGTATGAACTCGGTATGGGTAATTCATCTCCAGCGAGAGACGCGATAAATGAACAAATTTGGGGATCTATTTTCCCAAATGATTCAGTATCAGAGAATATTGATTCGGTTGTATTTGATAAAGTAGTAAAAGCAACTAGTAAGTTTTAGTAAAAAAAGAAGGAGGCTGCACAATGAATCTAAAAGAAATGTGTAAATCATACGGCGTAGATCTTGATGACGGGCTATCGAAGGTAGCAGAAGAAGATACAACAAAAAGCGCTGTTGACAAAATGAAAGAAAATGCAAAAGGTGAAGTTGGAAGAAAACTTGATAAAACAGGTCCTGAAGGTAAGGGCCCTAAAACAGGTAGAGGTTTGGGAATTTGTGAAGAGAAAAAAGAAGAAAATAAAGAACTAGATAAAAAAGGAGGAATGGAAATGGATAGTTTGAAAGCATTATGGGAAAGCGTCTCAACTGTTGAGAAAACTGCAGAGGTTGTTGAGCCAGTTGTTACAGAAACAGAAGAAGAAGTACTTGATAAAGTTGCATCTGCTGAAGCAAATGAGTATCTTGAATTAGAGAAAATAGCTGAAGAACAGGAAGCTGCTGGACGTTTTATGGCTATGGGTTTTATAAACGAAATAGAAAAACGTGCTAATGAAGCTGTTGGCGTAGAGACTGACAAAAATGAAGTAGTAGGACCTTCTCCTTCTGAACTTCCAACTAATTATGATGGACATGGTTCAGTAGCTGATACCACAGGTATCGAAGTTGAAACAGAGAATGATGTTGATGATGTTTTGGTTGAGAATGCAGTTAGAGAACTTCTAGGAAAAGCTAAAGGCGATGCTGGAACAGAGAATGGACAGGATAATAAAATATCAAAGGACAACAAAGAAGTAGCAGTAGAAAAAAAAGTATTAGCTGAAACAAAATAACGGAGGTCAATTTAATCATGAACTTAAAAGACTTGTATGAAGCTAAAATGGCTTCAGTAGAAAAAACAGCTTCCGTTAATGAGCCTACAAACGAACTTGTTAAACAGGCTTCAGAGGAAGTTGAAGGACTTAAGAAACTTGCTGGTGAACTTTTTGTAATAGGCCAGGATTTTGCTAGGTCAACTAATGGTCTTCCAAAACTTGCTGAAGAAATGGCAGCCAAGAAGGAAGAAGCTAAAGAAGAGAAAGCTGAAGTTAAAAAAGAAGAAACTAAAGAAGAAACTAAAGAAGATAAAGACGCAGCAGATGAAGGAAAAGAAGAGAATCTAAAAGAAGTTATAAAAGACGAAATGAAAAAGAATGCAGCTTATAGAGAAGCTCTAATAAACAAATACTACGAATAGGAGGAACGCAATGAGACTTACAGATTTTTTTAATATCGTTGAAGATCACAAAATAGAAAAAGTTGCTGCTTCTGTCGCAGTAAAAGAGGTTGACGAGAATCTTTTAAAGACAGCTGAGGAATATGTTACTATGGGTAGAATTATGGCTCGTGGATATATATCCGAAATGGAAAAGATTGCTGGTGCTGCTAGTGTTGCAAAACAGGTAGTTGGCGCTGTAAAAGGTTACGGTAAAACAGTAAAGGACGCAGCAAAAGCTGTAGTAACCAAGGGTGCAGATAAATCTGCTCCTGCTGCTGTTAAGAAAGGTGTTAATGCAGCTCGTCTAGCTGGACTTAGAACTCTTGCGGTTCCAGCAGCGGTTGCCGGTGTTACTGCTGTTCATGCGGTACCAGGACTTCGGAAGTTTAACCCTTCTCTACATAAAAAGAAAGGAAAATAAATGGAAACTTGTGAACTAAAAAAAATAGCCGAAGATCTTAGGTTGTGCCTGAAGGAAACTCCAGCTCAACCTATAGTCGAAAAAAAGGCTGAAGTTATTACACAGGATAAACAATTGGATGTGGAGAGTACCAGAGAATTTATGAAGCTTGCTCACGAACAGGGTTTTTCTTTTGAAGAAGTTACGAAATTCTTGGGCAAAACTGTTTGATTATTATGAGGTCAAAATATGAATAATAAAATCTTGGTAGACAAAGTGTTAGTTGAAAAAACCGCTGAAGCTATTGAAAAAGTAGGGGAAGAAAGAGATGTTCTTTCTTTGAGAGTAACTGATCTTGAAAAAACTGCTAGTATTCAAAAGGCAGCAGAAGAACTTGCTTTTAAGATGGTTGAAAGAGGAAAATTTCCACAGTTTTCAAGCTTTAAAGAGTTTAATGAAAAAGTGGCTCAACTAATGACGCAGGACATGGATGTTGTAAATAGAGCTTTAGACATGGATTCAGGTTTCGATAGCATAGGTAATGTATCGACTACTATGGGCCGTGGGGGCAACCCAATCGAAAGATTTGTTTATAGCGAATAAAAATAAATATAGGAGAAAAACAAAATGATTAATTTCCCATTGGATCATGACATTACAAGAGACGAATTAAATTTTAGAATTCTCAGCGATATATCTCTAGTAGATACAGCTGATATAGAACTTGATTCAACTCTTAAGACATCGGGTTACGTAGATGGTGAACTTGTTAAAACTGATGTTCTAGGGCTTCTTGTTGCTACAGACGGTACCGCGGTTAGAAACAGTTTTTTCATCTGGACAGGAAGTAGCCTAGCTACTGATGTCCCTTATGATACTGCTGCTTCAGAAAAGGTAACTGTTATTACAAGCAACGGATGGCTAGGAAAAACTAAGGGTTTTGCAGCTACACCAGCTGTTGGAACATTACTTGTCGCTAAGAACGGCGTTCTTACTACAATGACACCAGGTGAAGAAACTATGGTTATCGCAGTAGTGTACAGCCCAATAGCTGACGGTTACTTGTACTTCAAGGCTCTATAAAACAAAGATTAACAAGGAGGAACACAAATGAGTTATGTAGATAGTATTGACGTCTCAACATTTAATCATCTGTTTGTATCTAAGTTAGATACAGAAGATGGTATTCAGAAGGCTGCTCAGGCGGGCGGCGCGTTTATTAGAGAAAAATTAAGAGAAGTGTCTTTTGTAAGAAAGATTCTTCCTCCACAGGTTGTTACAAAAGTTGACCTACAGAGATCAGTAAACCACGATACATTAGTTAAAATTGATGATATCGAACCTAGATCTGCTGCTATGGTTCTTAACTTCCGTGGAAAACCAACGAACAGGTACATAACAGGTAAAAGGTTCGAAATACCTTTTTTCAAGATAGCTTCTGAAAAGTTTTCAAAGAATGAAGCTGAACTTATGGCCTATAACTTTCCGATCACAAAAGTTATCGAAGATAATTCGATAAAGGACATTCAGTATCAAGAGGATTCAAAGTTCCTAGAGTATGTTGATGCAGCCGTTGCAATAACAGGAAAAGAAATAGCTACTGGAACTGGTATAACAAGATTTGACAGAGTAAACTTTAATCAGCTATGTAAGATGATAGATGGTGACGAGTTGGCTGTTGGTTGCGTACTTTGCCATAAAGTAGATTATGATGATTTCTTGGTTCAGGATGGATGGAAGATAGGTACTGACCTTGCTGGTGAAATAACAGTTAATGGTTATAAGTACAACACTATACTAGGACACAAGCTAGTTGTTTCTATAAAGACTGGTTTGCTAGAGCCTGGTACAGTTTATGCTTTCGCAGATCCTAAGTATCTTGGAAACTTCTATGTTCTTAATGACACTAAGTTTTTCATCAAGAAAGAAGCTGATATGATCAGCTGGCAGTCTTGGGAACTTGTTGGTCTTGGACTAGGTAATATCAGAGGTACAGCTAAACTGGTAGTTACTGAAGTAGAGAGTATTCCTGGTGTTTGGACTAATCCACGTCTAACTCCGTAAGAGTATAATAGAATGGGGGTCGTGCCTTCCGCACGGCCCTCGTATTTTTATTAAAAAACTTAAAGGGGATTACACGATGGTGAAATATCTGATCAGAAACGTATCTAATCTAGTACCAAGCGAAGATGGTGTAATAGTTCAGATACCTGGCGGGAAACCACTTGAGCCAGGTAAAGCTATTATTGTATTTAAAATATCTGACGGCGTACATAGAATGGTAAGGAAAACAATAGCAGACCAGAAAACTGGCATACAATACCCAATCATTAAGGTAGAAGAAATTAATTATTCTATCAGTACTAAAGATGAAATACAAAAAATAGAAAAGAAAGCTGAAGACGAGATGAGTGCTCATAAAAACCAAATCGAGTCTAAGTATAAAGAGATGAAGGTTCAGTGTAAAACACAAGAAGTTCAAAAAACAATGCAAGCTGTAGATGACTACAACATTAAGAAGAATAAGGAAGAAATGAGAAAGCTGGAAGAAGAGTCAAAAAACTCTGATGATAAAAAGGTAATAAAGAAGAATAAGAAAGTAAAAAAAGATGAGCAAGAATTGTGAGCACTGATAGCGAAAAAACCAGGTTATTGGAAAAGGCAAAGGAATTCTTGCGTAGTTATATGCAAGACTCCGAACAACTTAATAGATTAATAAGAAAAGAAGAATGTACTGACTCGGATAGGGAGCTAGCTATAATGCTTTCTATAGACTCATATAATACTACAACCCCTATATCAGCATTAACTTTAGATACGTTTCCTTCATTAAAGTTTTTATTAGAGGGTGCAGTTATTCAACTTCTTACAATGAAAGGTATATTGCAAAGTAGAAATAGATTGAATTATTCGTCTGGTGGGTTAAGTGTACAGGTAAGTGATAAGGCAGGGGAATATCAGGCGTGGATATCTAATTTATATAATCAATTATCCATGGCAATTGTTAACTATAAGAAGCAGCTTAACCTAGAAAGTTGTTATGGTGGAATATCGTCAGAATACGCAAACTTACGTTGGTATTGGTAATGACATGCTGTATGAAAAACTCAACATTTATTTAGATAAACTTGCTGCCGAAGGTGACGCTAAACGCTTGTTTAAAAAGTTTGGTCCAGATAATAAAATAAAAATAATACAAAGTAAACACAATAATAGAAATATACTGAGGCTTTCTGAAAGGCAGGGTATAAATCTACCTATTAAAAAATTACAGGCCCTAAGGAGCGGTAATACTGTTGGAAAACAAATAGATCTTGCAGTAACAGAAAATCTAAAGATTCTTAACAAGATAGAAGGGAACGTAGGTGGTACTTATCTTAATTCCCCGAAGGGTGGTAGTATATATATTAATAGAGATGTAGTTCGTGATGTAAGTAAACCTTTACGAGAGATAGTCTATCATGAAGCATTTCATAAAAAAGTTCCAATTTTAGGTAAATCAGAGTTGGGGGCATATTTTTATGGTGGAATGAAATCAAAAAAGGGACGAAATTCTATTCTTAATGGATTCAAGCGTATGGTCTTAGCAGCTAAAGCAAAGCCATTATTAGCGTTATCAGAGTTGGGCGTTTTAGGGGCAGGTACTTATATGGGTAAAAAACTGTATGATATGATAAAGGAGAAAACACAATGAGAAAGAGCATGGAATACTTTATAGGAATAACAAAAGAAGCATCTGACCAAACAGAAATAACAATGGGTAAAAAGGTTGAACAAGAGCATCGTCAGACTATTATAGATTTGATTAAAAAATTAAGACCAGATATGCCACATGACGAGATGATGAAATTAGTTTTAGAGACAGAATTTGGTATTGTTAAAGATCATAGAAAAGAGTTTGATAAATATTATACTGGTCTAGATATAATGGAAAAGGAGCTTTCTAAAAGCAAATGATTAATGAAGTAAAATGGGAAAGTATTTGGGTGACTGTGTTAGGATTATATCCACACAAGATTCTAGTAAAATGGGAGTTAGAGCCTACCAAACTTGATTTGTCACAATATAGTTTTGCTATATATAGAAGTAATAATCAGGAAACAGAATTCAAGAACATTAACACATTTATTCCATCTACGGCGAACGGAGAGTATTTAGATTACGAGCCATTGCTTCATAATGAGTATAGAGAATACTTTTATAAGATGATCGCCACAAATACTGTTACTGGTAATATTATAGAGTCAGATGTTATAACATGGGAATTTCAACCGGATTATAAAATGCTTGAAATGATACGATTACTAGATGACCACTTGGAATGGAGAATAGGATCTCCATGTGTTTTATATTACGAAAGAACTGTAAGTGACAGTGGGCATTGTCCTCATTGTTGGGATATAGTTACAAATAGACAAAAGACATCTTCTTGTTCCTTTTGTAGTGGAACAGGAATATTAGGTGGATATGATGGACCGCAACCTGTTTGGATAGAATTTATAGCACCAAATACAAAGGATGTTGCTCATGCTGCATGGGGTGAATCACAACCGGGACAATCAGATATATTATTGAGTAATTACCCTGTTATTAAACCTAGAGATGTATTAATAGAAATAGATACTGGTTCGTTATGGCGCATAACAAGAGTCTCGACAATTGCTCCACAAAGGACTATAATACAACAGATGGCACGAATAGACAGAATGAATAAATCTGATATAGAAAACAAGATGTTAACTGTACCTACAGATATAAAAGATGTAATGGTAGCTCAAATGGAAAAACGAATAGAATGGAGGGAGTTCTAATGAATTTTTTACTCAAGGCATTTACAGAAGAAATAGAAAAAGCAGCTGGTATTGGAGCAGGTATAAAAGCGGCAGGAGGCTTGTTAAAAAGCATTGGTTCTAAAGTTGGTTCAACAGTAGTGAAACACCCTAAAATATCTGCAGCGACTGGAGTAGCAGGAATAGGTGGTTTAGCTCTTGGTAGTACACTAAATAAACCAAATAAACCAGTACCAACTAAAAGAAGATAAAATGGAGAAATTCTAGTGAACGAAATATTAAAGGTTATTGCTGAGGAATTAAGTAAGGCTAAAAAACTGGAGGGAGTTCTAGTGTATGGTTCATTAAAAGGTATTAGGTATGGAATGTATAAAGAAGCTATGAGTGGTTTTCGTAGTGAATTATTTAAAAAAGCAGAGACCGTTGGTCTTGCAAAAATGGCACCAGGTATGAATAAACCAGTTAGGACTACTGGAGAAGTTGTAAAAAGTACTATACCCAGAGTTTTTAAAGCTAGCATTTCTTCTGCTATGCCTAAAATGAATTTAACTACGCCTTCAAGTAGGTACACAAAAACATAAAATGATTAAACGTTTCATTACCACAAAGACTGAAAATGTTCCTTTCCCTAATGCTCAAAGCAACGAGAGTTTTAGATATGAAGGTATAAAATATACAGGTCCCGCAGCTTTTTGCAAAGGAATAATCATTGAGTTTCTAAGAGACGTGTTTGAGGGTTTTATCGTCGGTGATTTTAAATTTGACGAAGATATAAACATGACAGAGATCGTTATTGCAGATAAGTTCACCTTTAATTTAGCTGCCGTAGATAAGCGTCCGGCTATAGTTGTTGAAAGAAATGAGGTTAATTACACTAAATCAAGTGGATTAGACAGAGTTACGAAAAGAGAAGATCCTTTTACAATAGAGAAAATGACTAAAACAGATCTTGTACGTGGTAGTGCAACTATCCATTGTTACGGAAATTCACAGACATTAGAGAGCGAAACCATAGCGGATAGGGTTTTCCAGTTATTTAATATGTTTGATGTGGCACTAAGGATGGTAGGACTTAAAAGCATTTATGCACCAACAATTGGAAGAGAATATGCAGTTGAGACGAATCAGTCAAAAATTACTTATATTGTAACCCCAGTGACAGTAGTATTTGACTTTCAGAGAACATGGTCTATTGAAAAGACCAACTTACGAAGATTACGCAACCTTGTTAGTATTGTTGAAGCTGAAGATATATAATTGTAAATAGCGACAACTTTGACTATTGGGGGCTTTTCATGGTAATAATAATCTGATATAATAACAATACGAAGACAATATTGTTGGAGGAGGACAAAAAATGAGTTATCGTAGACCAGGGATAAAAGTTATTCAAGAATTTCAATCTACTGCTCCAGCGCTAGTTACACCCTCGCTACCAGTTATAATAACTGGACCGTGTTATAGTGTAGTGGCGGCCGAAGCAGCAGGTACTTATACAGGTTCTTCAACCGTATATCCGTACGGTTCGTTACCAGCAGGGTCAATAGTAGATTTAGATGCTTACGACTCTGAAGAATTAGTAAATTATCCAGTAACTATCACTTTACTTAGTACCGTTATTGAGTTCTTTAGTACTAGGACTTCAGGTATTAGTACCTTAGGTAGTAAAACTTTTTCTGATACGACTGTATCTGATGCATTTGATGGCATTGTTGTTGGTGACAGCTTGGTTGTTACATCGGGAACTGATGCTGGTACTTATTTAGTAACAGCAGTATTTCCAACCGACCTTTCTAAAGTCACTATTAATGCTGAATTAAATGTAACAAGTATCGCCGTAAATTACTATGTTGAGAGAACAATAGCATCAGTGAACATACCAACGACCACAGTTGGTGTATTAGTTGAAGATACTGGCGTAACACTTCCTGCAGGACTATTATATACCATAGATACAAATACCTATGATATATTGTCCGGCTCTGTTTCTTTGGATTATAGAGCTTTCAGGATAGACGTTTCTGGTGTGAGAAATTACACTACTTTTGCAGAATTAGAAGCTGATTTTGGAGTAGGTAACATAAGACCTGAAAATCCTCTTGGTTATGGTATTAACATAGCTAGGGAAAATACAACTACTGGAGTTGGTGGATTAGCATTGGGTGCTGATTATCTAACAAGTGAAATTACAGCATATACAAAGGCTCTTGAAATTCTAAAGAGTGCCAAGTTAAGTAACGAAGATGTATATAGCTTAATTCCTCTTACACAAAATCCAGCGATACACCAAATGTTTGACTTACATGTTGAGGCATATAGCGCCGCAGCAAAGAAAAGAGAAAGAATTTCCTTTATTAATAGAAAAATTGTCACGACAGTAGATGTGTCAGATGAAACAACAACAGCATCAGCTTATAATGTTACACCAGCAAGACCTGGTGTCGGAATAACAGGTGATGTAAGTTGGGGTACAAGTTCATATATAGACACTACTACTGTTACCGCATTTGCAAGTGTTAATGTAGGAGATATACTTACGATAGCTGATGGTGGAATAGATGACGGGCCTCACGTTGTACTTACAGTAGTTAGTGACTCAGTCCTTATACTAGAGGACGTGTTATCGCTTGTAACATCAACATCTAATTATCAGATTACAAGAACTGATGGTTTATGGGCTGACGGAGTTACATTTTATGACTCAAACGCAACATTCTTAACAGATGGTGTACTTGCAGGCCAATATCTTAACCCTTCAGCATATTCAGGCGGAACAGCTACTTTCACAGGAAGGTACATGTTAAGCAGTGTTAATAGTCAAAAGAAATTAACATTAGCTTCAGCTGTTCTTGGTGCTCCATACACGGCGGTAACATACGTAGTGGATAGAGATTATACCCTGAGTGAGCAGGCAAGCTATATAGCTAACTATGCATCTGCCTATGCTAATAGACGTTTGTTTCTAGTATGGCCAGACACAGTTCAAGCTCAAGTAGGAGCTACTCTAACCGATCTTCCGGGATACTACGCATGTTGCGCTCTTGGTGGAATGGTTGCAGGACTTGCGCCACATCAAGGCTTTACAAATCTAACTATGGTTGGATTTTTAGGCATGGTACATTCATCAGACTATTTCGACCAAGATTATCTTGACGTAATAGCTGCCGGTGGTGTATTAATTTGCGACCAAGACTTAGAAGATGACCCTTTGTTTATAAGGCATCAGCTAAGTACTGACGTGTCCTCTATTACGTTTCAAGAACTTTCAATAACCAAGAACGTCGATTCTATGGCTAAATTGGTTAGACAAGTTTTTGCTCCGTATATAGGACAATACAACATAACTGATACTCTTATTACTGAACTTAAAAAGATATCTTCAAACGTTATGACATACCTAAAGGAAAACACAATACAACAGAAGATAGGAGCTCAGTTAAGAGACGGAACTCTTACTTACCTAAGAGAAAGCACAATACAACCGGATACATTAGAATCAAAATGGAACCTGTCTGTTCCGTATCCATTAAATAATCTCGATATAACTTTTTATATATAATGCGTGGAGGTATAAAATAAAATGGCTGAATCAACAAATACTGCTAGTGTAACGGGTTGGGATTTTCACAACTTCCACGTTCAACAGGATTTAATATCTGGCGCAGGTTCGTTTATAAATGCAGAGAGTGTTCTAGTAGCTGCAGGTAATCCAGAACCAGGTCAGAATGTAATAAACACTGTTCTAAGTCCAGGTGGAGCTTCTGAAACAGCTTATCCATTTGGATTATTGGAGAATGTTGGGATATCACAATCTAAACAACTACAGAGAATTTTTGAAATAGGTTCTTCAAGATCTTACTTTGTTCCAGGAAGAGTAATGGGAAGTTTGTCACTTGGTAGAATCATGTTTAACGGTCCATCAATGCTTAGGGTAATGTATGCTTACTATAATTTTTCAGATACTAACTTTGCAACCCCATTACTAGATAGTGGTCAGACAATGACTTCTATTAAGCAAGCACCGGGCTATGATGATATGTTCTTGAATCTTGGTTCGGATTTATTTAATTATCCTACTGGATTAATTCTATATTTCAGAGACCAGACAGATAAGGATATAGGTGGGATATATCTGACTACATGCTATGTTATGGGTCACCAGTTTTCAATAAGTTCAGGTTCTGTACTTATAATGGAAGGTGCTTCAATGCAGTATGATAGAATGATACCTGTTAAAATATCTGGTGGAACAGAGTAATACGTAAAGAAAAAAGGAATATTTATTATCAAGGTGGTGGGCTTTAAAACCCACCATCTTTTTTTTATACTTTTTCTCCAAACTGTCTTAGCATAATGTCCTTTTTTAATTGAATAATAATCTTCTTACTGTGCGATATTATATCGGTACTCGAATTAGTCGTACTTATCAAACCAGTTGAATTCCTGTAATAGTGGTGTAGTACACCTGGATACCTCATGTATTTAACATGTTCTCCAAATCGCATTTGCCATTCGAAGTCTTCAGCGCGTTTCATATCCTCTCTAAATCCAGGATATTTATTCCACTCGGATTTTCTAAGCATGAACGCACCAGTTGCAATACAACCATCACTAGTTACAAGTTTTTTATAGCTATATGGATTCAATGTAAATGTATAGAGAGTTCTATTATTTTCATTTCTAAGTTGGCTATCACAGTACACTAATCCTACATCTGAGTTACCATCTAGTTTTTTCGACATGTTTCTAATGAAGTTACAGTCCCAAAAATCGTCCGAGTCTAAAAATGCCAAATATTTACCACAGGCCTTTTTAGCACCCATATTTCTGGCAGCAGATGGACCACTATTTTTATTTAACCTTCCGTAATATAAAGTAAAATCACAAGACGGTAAAATATTGTCAACAACCTTTTGTGTGTTGTCAGTGGAACAATCATCAACAATAATTAGTTCAAAATCATGATCAGTTTGTTTTAATATAGATGACAGGGCTCTTTTTATATATCCAGCTCTGTTATATGTTGGTATTACTATTGATACCTTTGGAGTCCCCACCACCTTTACCCTCCAGTGTTATGTCGGCTTTCATAAAGTGTATTTTTACACTATAAACCACTTCCTTCCCAGCTAGACTTGGGTTAGCTATATAATCATCTGGTATCATCCTTATTACTTTATAAGTTTCCCCGGGTGTATATGGTAGACCTACTAATTGTGAAAGTTCTGCCATTTCTTGAAGGTCTGGATCTTCTGCTTGCCTTAAAGGTATAGCCTGTTTAAGATATGATCTATAATCCAGTTTGTTCTCTGGATTAGAAGGATCTTCCATCCATATTTCACAAGCAAGAACATCATAGTAATTAATTAACTCACCCTGGTTTTTAGCTCTTAGTCCTAGATTTTGATCGAATATATCTTCAAATAGTTTATTGAAATCCTCGTCTGTAGTTATTCCCTTCTGTTTAAGTAAAACTATAACAGCCTGCAATCCACTTGATAACGTAAAAATAGAATTATTCATTATTTTTAGATCATCTTTTGTTTCAGGGGTTTTAGTTTTTTCTGTTTCCTGTGTCGTCATTGTAACCTCCTAATAAATAATTTTTAATACATGAAAATGAAAGGCCAGTTGTTTTTAAGCAACCAGCCTTTCTATGAGAGGGGGGTGGTACATATTCTGTACCGTAACTAATAATATCATACTAGTTAATTTAGTCAACTATTATTTCATCATATTCACTTTCATCAAAATCTTCATATAATTCATTCAAGTACTTTTGTGCCTCTTCTTTATTATAACTACCACTAGCCATAAAAGCTTGCCAAAATCCACCTTGTGCCTCATTATCTTCCACTTTTATTGAAACACCGGTGAATACCTCAAGACAATCATTTACGTCTATGCATCTGTCTGTAACAACCAAATGGTCAATATTACCACTCTTATCAAAGTTTACCGATATAGGAAGTTTGTAGAGTGCGAGTTTGGGGTCATCCCATCCTTTCTTAGTAAAGGTTACAGAGTAAACATCCTCTTTCCAATACTTTTGCCATTTGGGATACATTTGATCATTGCTTAATCTTGTATTTAGTTCCATCTATTTTTCCTCCGTTTTGTTGAATCATTTTTTCACCTACATGATTAATACCCTTTAACCCACTTTCAGTAAAAGCAGCTAGGCCTAAATGCTCTGCTTTATGAAATGGATGCATATATATCTTAAATCCAAATACCTTGGCACGTCTACAGAAGTATATGTCCTCTCCAACTGCGTTATTTAGCTCTCCAGCCCACTTAAACCAATCAACCTTGTCTATGTCAAACCCTTGAGCCATATCCAAGAATACGTCTGTTTTAACAGCTACACAGCCCATTCCTATCTCATCTACTTCAACTGGTTCGGAATAATCCGTTACTTTTACATCTGGCCATACATTACTGGTAACCGATGCCCTTTTTAAAGGGCACCAGATACCTATAATATCTTTATCGGCAAGTATAAGATCTCTTATAAACCCCGGCTTGACTATTATGTCATCATCTAGGAATACTATATGGGTATACTTGTCTGCTTTTAGTAGACTCGCTACCATCATGTTTCTAGCCCTTTCAATAGGTTGGCAGTAGATTGTATGTAGCTCTATATTTAAATCATCATCTAGGTATTTACCAAACCAAAACAATGACTTAGCAAATTCTCCTGGAATCATAACATTTGCATGTGGAACACAAAGTGCCACGTGAGGCATTTGTTTAGTTGATGTTTCCAATCATAACCTCCGGGTTTACTCCTGTTGTCTGTTCCTGTGTAGAAACACTTGCATAGTCTTTAATTGGTTTACCTCTAGCTACACCCATAAATACATTATAGAATCTTTTGCTTAACATTTGAGCTCTTTCAAAAGATTTATTTGGCATTTTATGTGTTGTTATTGACGTAAAGGCATTATAAGCATGCCACAATGAGACATTGTTCTCGGTAACTTGCGCATGTTTTATTTCATCTGATAACGCAGCTAAAATAGGTGTTTCGTAACCCTTTGCTATTATATGGTTATCGTGTATTAAGCTAGATATTAATTCTTGAGCTTCATTTGGATTTAAAACCATATTAGTCATTTCTTTAAATGAAGGAACTATTGTATTTGTAAATGAATCTATAAGTTCATTAACTGCAATTATTAGTTCTGGTAACTCCATGTTTTTTGTATGACGTTTTTTAATAGACCCAAATACTTTACCAATAACTAACCCGTTAGCACATGCTATTCTGTATGCTCCAATATCAAAGGATACGCAGTAAGACTCATCATAACTATTCTTCATAATCATAGTAAGTTTAACAGGATCTCCTCTACCTATATCAACTGATATATCATTGAATACATAGGTCGCGAATAGTCTAGCACCTGACACCTTCTTAACTAAAGGTAGTGCGTAATTAGCAGAATAATTAACACCTTGTTGTGCTAGGTTGTTTTCTACTTCTGTTACTAGGTATCCGTGTGGAACTAATTTATAATTCTTTGAAACAACTGCTAATGGTGTTTCTTTTCCTGGATTAACTATTGCTTTAACTGTTGGACACAGTATCTGCTGTGTGCCATAGTCTGCAAATAGTGCTACTTCTTCTACTGGTGCAAATACATCTTGTCTTTTATTCTCCATGTTTAATCTCCTTTGTTTTCATCTTGTATAGAAATAATTTCTCCTTGTCTCATTCCATCTGCTATTGCCTGTGCTATATGCCACAGGTCTTCATCATTAAGTTCAAGTCCATCATCTATCTCTGTTATTTCTAACTTCCACCAACCATGTTTAATCATCGGGGCACCCCCATTTCATATTTATCCTTATCAAGCTCCTTGTCTATAAGGTTTCCTATCATCGCATCAACCTCATCATTCTTAGAACGCTTAACCCATTTAATTCCAATGGGATATTTAGATCTACTAATTAGATCCATTACTTCCCTTGCATACTCGTATGATTGATATCTTTTCGTAAGAGGTTTTACACCATTTACTATAAGATTAACAATGTTACTATCAGTGAATATCTGAATAGATGAGACGTCTTTGTAAACCTGTCTCATGTACTTAATGGTCTCTGAAATAGCCAGCCATTCCATGTTGTTGTTATTTAGAAATGGGCCAGATCCATTACCTACCAACATAGCCTGACTATCGACAAGCTCTTTCTGAAATCCATTATTACTTGCTGTATATTTCTCTATTATAAATCCTATTGCTCCTACTTGTCCTGGGTTAGGGCGCACACTTCCATCTACTGATGCATAATATTTCATAGTGTGCTCTCCTTTGATTTAGTTTTTGTTTTTCTTTTCTTTTTCTCAACTAGACCACAGACTTGCTCCTTTTGTTTCTGCCTCTCTTTAAAATAGGCAGCCTTTGCGTCAAAAGCTTTTTTAACATTTTGTCTTTTAACCATTATTTTCTCTACAGCATCCTTTTCTGCTAGTAGAACAACCTTCTCTACGATATTGGTTGCCATACCATTAATCATAGTACGTTGCCTCTCGGTCAAAAATACATCAATTTGTTTAGTGCTGTATATTTCATCTTCTGTTATCTTTTTGTTACCAGTTGGATAATAATCATAGAAATCAGCAACGAGTTGATTCCATGTCATTACCCATCTATCACGTTTTGTCATATTGTATCTCCTTGTAGTTGTTTTAGTGGTGTGTATTCACCAAGTTTCATTCTTCTAACTAAATCACTTGTTCGTAATGTCATAAACCAATTCATTACTACTGGATAATCTATTGCATTACATTTTTCGCCATATCTTTCGGCAACACATGAATTTTGCATTAAGATATATCCACACATAACTTTAAGTAATTTATCATCTATTTTCTTAACGTTTACTAATTCTTCAAAATTGCTATCATTTATTGCATGGCTTAAATTAAATTTACCTCTTACACCATCAATAGCATATCTACTATACTTTAGGTTTTTGCATATAAGTTGAATAGCTGTCTCTCTATTTAACCCATTCTCTATTATCCAATTAATTGCCAGACCCAAACACATTATCTCTGGATCTTCAGTTAATGCTGGATCTTCTACAAATATACCTATATGTTTAAAGCGAAGCAAACATTCTTTGCATACAAAATACCTTGCATCTTCATGATCTACAACTTTGTAAAATGTTACGTCCTCAACGCATTGACTTTCTCTACCACATTTGTAACAAGTGTTAGTTTTCCTACCACTTAAGTTTATTATAGGTGGCATAACTATACATTCACAAGTATCCATCATTTTCTGATAATAGAATGTTCCTTCAGTAGTCATCTCTTCTGCATCCGAAATGTACTCACTAAGTATATCTGCCCATTCGTAGTTATTTCCACTTAATTCATTCATGTCGGCTCGTATTGCCATACCTGTTAGTGGGTTTTGTGACGAACGTCCAGTTATACTACCAGTTTGTTTATCTGTTTGAAGCTCGTATTTTAACAAGCTCTGTTTAAGTTCGGGGTACCATGGATCTATTGTACAAATCATTTTTTCACCAATTGGTGAAGTTAAATACATTAGAAATGACCATGTTATCATTTTAATTTGTTCATTAACATTTGGATTATTGTTAAAAAAAACCCCATCATCTTCTTGCCATGGATGATACTGAAAAAACTCAGTTAAAGAGCCAAGTAGATCATCTGGAAGAAACTCTGGCCCCTCTCTAAAACACATAATCTCTTCTGGTGGTACCGTATAATACAAATGCAGTCCAATTCCAGGTACTTCAGAATCCTCTGAATAGCAACCACCATAAATACCATATGGAAAGCCACATTGTTCAAGTTCATTATAATCAGCTATATTTATTACATGTTTATGTAGCGACTGCACCCATATACCCTTCAAATAATAAATATAATCATAAGAACGTGAAGCCCAGTCATATAGGCTTGCCAATAGAGTCTTTGTCATCTTTTCAGTAGGCATTGGTACACCAAATCGCTCGAAGTCTCGTGCTACATGGCTATAAATGTTAACAGATTCGTCCTTATAAAGCATAGGGACATTGTCATAATACTTTGGTCCTACACGTTGCCCATTTTCGTTTCCAAAAATAGACTCATAGGGGTGCTGATTTTCTTGTTGATTAGGTATCATAAATTATAGACCTCCTTTTGTTGTCTATAATTCTTATACCCAATAATATGTGAAATATTGAGGTGGGTTATTTACAAGTTAGGTATTTAGAAACACTTTTTATTGATACTGTGTCTTTATATAGCTCTTGATACACCTTCCTTAACTGACATGTTGCATAAAAATTGGGATGTGCAACACCACCATCATTTTGAGATACCAATATTCCCTCTCCTTGAACTACTTTAATTGATTCTCCTAATATAATTGGATCTCGTTTTTCAATATGCTTAATACAATCGTATATATCTTCGTAATCAAGAGGGGATGTACCGTTGACTTTATTTATATATATCTTTTCTTCATTTGTTAAAGGAATTTGAACTTCCTTTTTACTTGTCAAAGAAGCGGAAGCTCTAAGATCTTTATTAGTACAGAAATCTTCAAGGTTGTTACAGTGAGTTTGATATAATATCTTTGCATTTTTAGCTTCGTCTTCAGTAAATAAACAATGAAGGTCTTCTACGGTTTTGCCGTATTTATCTTTCTTATATAATGAGTAAGGAGCACCACAGTGCCTGCAATATCCATTACCATGTTTAATAGTCCAATTAATAACAAGTGTTTTATCACAAACAATACAATTGGTCATAAGAGCTCCATTTTAACACCACAATGAGTAGGTATTTTTAGTTGATTAAAATAAGTTATCGTTATCGCTGTATTACATTTAGGACAAACAGCTATTACTGGTACCGCATCACTAAAGCCATGAAATGATTGCTTCATGTTCGTTTTGTCTCCATTATCCTCAATTAAAATATACGGAGTCATGTTTAAAAAAATAGGGACATAGGCACAGTAATTGTCTCCCATTCTTTTCTTAATAATCTTCCTACATGAAATCCAAAAACGTAGCTGTTCAGTTACGTTTTTTATTGCCTTACTTTCGTTATCTGGATAGGAGTCAGTTATTCTATCGATTACATCGTCAGATAACTTACCCCCATCCTTAATAACACCATGTTTAGCTAGTAAATCGAAAAACACTTTTAATTTAGAAGGGTCCCTGTAGGATTTATCCATAGTAATTAGGTCTGTTACTAAATCTAACGGCCAAGTACTCATTTTACTGATATTACCACCATGCTTACGACTTGGCAATCTTTTTTTCACTTACTACCAAGACTATCTTTATTAATGAAATCTAGGGTTTAGATAATAGTACTACAAAAACAAGTACTATCTTAATCCTCAGACCTCTCCACCATCCTTTTGTTTTACACGGGTTTGCTGTTACGCAGGTTCGTTTCTTTTTATTTATTACAATTTTTACACGATTCTTTTTATTTCTTGATATGAATTTTAAGATTAAATAAGAAAGCGTACGATGCTTTATGTCACTAGTAATTAAATACATAATACCTCCCCCCTTAATATTTTTTATATAGTATATCTAGGTCATCTAACAATCTACTGACCAGGATGTCTTCCATTATTTTCCTAGAACCTGGAAGGTGTGAAACCTTTTTAACTATTAGTGTATGACAATCAATTTCATACACCTCGTTTTCCATTGGTATCGACATTGGTAGTTTTAGTACTGCTTCTATACCCTCAGGTTTAATATCGCAAGTAGCTTTTGCTATAGTTCGTATAATCTCATCACTAGGTATTTGAGCCTTCTTTTTAGAAAAGGAAATATGATATACGTAGTCAGGGTCTTTTCTAGCGAAATCTATTTTGACAAAGTTTTTTGTTTTGTTATCAAACAAAATCCTTCCTATACTCAACTGACCCGCGGTGTCTTGCATTGCGTTATCTTCTACATTATCTGAATCTACAATCACACTTTCACCGAGGTCATTAGACATTTTATTGAATAATTCCGTCCTTTGTTCCGATGTTAATGACAATAACATTTTTGTCGAGCCGGATAAGGGTTTAGATACTTTGGGTTTCATGGTAGCCTCCTAATTAATCTCTTTGTAATATTTTATTTAGATATGAGTAATCAGTTAAAGATATGGATTGCATATCCCATTCTTTAAGTTCTTTTAATGTAAAGTTGGTTTTCAGGTTAGCTGGGTGAACTATATAGATATCTGTACTCCTCTCTACTTCTTCTACTCCAATTATTCCAATTCCAATTACACTACATTTTGTTATTTGTTTTAGAAACGATATTTGCTTTTCACTAAATGGATGCTTTAAAATATTACCTCTGTAACTTATTGGGTACGTAACGTGTTTTAATTCGGCAAACACTGGTTTGTAAAGGCTCATCAATATTTCAAGATCCGCCATACCAATATTAGTAGGGTCGTTATGTTTAATTATTTTATATGGAAGTTGTTTTTTAGTAGCATATTTAGTAAACAACGAACAAACCAGTTCCTTAAATTTATTTTCACTCTTTTGCATCTGTATAACCTCGTCTTAACTAATTAATTCTTGTTTGATACAAAGTATCTCTCTGCATCTTCATCTATGTCATCTATTGGTGATGGTGGCATAATACCCTTGCCGTCATCATATGCAAACTGTATATCTTCAGTATCTGTTATATCAGTTATAAAATCTGAGTCAACAGTCGATAACTTCCAGCAGTCAACATCCAGTAGCGAGTCTTTAGTGGTTTGGTTAAAAACAGCTATTGCTGCAGGTTTATCAGATACAACATTAATTATTTCATCATTTTCAACAACGATTAGAATCCTGTCCATTTTCTGAAACTGGGGATCCATACTATACCTCCTGTACTATTATCTGATTTTACCATAATAATGACATAACTTAAAGGTTATTATTCTATAACCCTATAAGTATTAACATATTTATTTGCCATTACTCCTTTGCATCGTGCGCAGTATATCTCGTTACTTCTATCGGTGGCGAAGAATAATCTCCCACAACCAGGGCCAGAACATCTCTTAATACCAGTTTTTATAGGTACCAATTCATTAGGGATTCTAACATTTATATTAAAATCATCTATACGCTTAAGTTCTTGCTCAAGATGTCTGCAGCAGTCTTTTAGCATTTCCGTTTTCTTCATCTTGGTCTTAACTCTAGAAACCATATGCGTATTGGTTTTACAGGCTACTGCTATTTCACTATTTGGCACCCCATACTCTAGTAAGCTTTTAATATCAATAATTTGCGCTTCTGTTAATACTTGTTTAGAAATATCAGTGTTAGTTTTATTAGTAGTCGGTTTTTTCACATTTCCTCCTTTTTTTTATACTCTTAGGGTATTATCGGCATCTAGCCATGAATCAGTACAAGCACGTTTTGCGTTAAAAATTGTTTGTAACGGTAACTCACTAAAACTCTTACCTATTAAAATTATAAGTTCAGAAGCAGAAATGTTTAATCCTACTGATACAGGAAGTTCTGGAGCAAAAGAAAATACAAGGGCTTCGTTCTTTATTAATATTTGTCGTACCATATCTGGCAAATCATATAAAGCACTGGGATTGTCTTTCATACTAATTACAAATGGTTTTTTAAACTCATCTTCTAGCATTCTTAACTCTCTTAGTGTTAAAAACTCAAGGCCTCTTTCTAGTTTTTTCTGTGCCATTCTCTGAAATACCTGAGACCATAGAACTTCGTACTTATACATCCAGTCGCAAATAGTAGACATGTCAGTACTACTTGTGAATCTAGATATTTTGTTTTCCAATTCTTCTAATTTATCATAAACAGTTTTACTTGGGTCAATTTTTAACTGTGTTTTTTTAGCGAACTCTAAAGCACCCGGTATATACAAGGTGTAAATACGAGATAGAGAGTCTTTGACATAGCAAAAATTTAGTTGAGTATCTCTCCTGTTATAAAACTGTCGTACAGGAAAATCCTTCTGATGAGTAGGTTGTGAATAATTCATAGTAACTCCTTAAAAATTAATTTATTGTCCCTAATGACTTATACCACTTCTTGCCTATGGCTAAAAAAAAGAGAAGGGGTATTAAATACCCCTGCCCTTTTGTTAACCTTTACATTAATATTAACTAAACAGTTAATATTACATCATTCCTTGAGGAACACCGGGCATATCTAACTTTGGTGTCTTAGCTTCAGTTGGAATATCAACTATCATACACTCTGTTGTTAACAGAAGTCCTGCTATTGATGCTGCATTTCGAAGTGCAGTTTTTACAACTTTAGCTGGGTCTATAACGCCCGCTTCTATTAGATCTTCGTATTTATTTGCAAGAGCGTTATAACCATAGTTTTTAGTACCAAGATTTATTTCGTTTATTACTACAGATGCTTCAACTCCAGCATTTTCAGCTATCTGTCTTGCTGGTTCTTGAATTGCACGTCTCACTATCTTTATACCAGCATTTATTGCATCATTTAAGCTTTCATCACTAGGCTTATCAGCTCTAAGTAATGCTACACCACCACCGGGCACTATTCCCTGCTCAGCAGCAGCTTTTGTTGCATGAAGGGCATCGTCCACTCTATCCTTTTTCTCCTTCATTTCGGTCTCTGTAGCTGCTCCAACGTGTATTACTGCAACTCCACCTACTAGCTTAGCAAGTCTTTCCTGAAGTTTCTCTCTATCGTAATCAGATGTTGTTTCCTTTATCTGCATTCTTATTTGCATTATTCTTTTCTGTACTTCTTCAGATAATCCAGCTCCATCTACTATGGTTGTAGAATCTTTAGTGATGTTTACTTTATCTGCAGTTCCTAGCCATGTTAAATCAACGTCAGATAGTTTGTCGCCAAGGCTTTCTGAAACTATTTTAGCTCCAGTTAATATTGACAAATCTTCTAGCATGTCCTTACGTTTATCACCAAAACCAGGCGCTTTGACAGCACAAGCTTGTAGAGTGCCTCTTAGCTTATTAACTATTAAGGCGGATAATACATCCCCATCTACATCCTCTGCTATTACTATAAGCGGTCTAGCTGCTTGAGCTACAGCGTTTAGCAAATCAAGCATATCTTTCATTACTGATACACGACTATCACATAGAAGTATAAGGGGTTTTTCCATAGAACATAACATCTTTTCTTGATCTGTTACAAAATATGGAGCAAGATAACCTCTATCAAATTGCATACCATCAACGGTTTCAAGGGTTGTTTCTATCCCACGAGCCTCTTCAACTGTAATGATACCTTCTTTACCAACCTTATCCATAGCATCAGCAATTATTTTGCCAATTTCTATATCGTTATTAGCAGAAACAGTAGCTATCTGTTCAATTTCCTTTCTTTCTTGAACTGGCCTCGCCATTAAGTTGATATTGTTAATCATACCTAACACTGCAATATCTATCCCTTTTTTAAGTTCCATGGAATTATGGCCTGCAGCAACTGCCTTTATACCTTCTCGATATATTGCTTGTGCTAGTACAGTAGCAGTTGTAGTTCCATCTCCTGCTATATCCGATGTTTTTGATGCAACTTGTTTTACCATCTGTGCACCCATATTTTCAAATTTGTCTTCTAGGTCTATTTCTTTTGCAACAGTAACTCCATCTTTAGTAATAACGGGATATCCAAAGGTTTTATCTATTACAACATTCCTTCCTTTTGGTCCTAATGTCACCTTAACTGCATCTGCCAAAGTATTGACACCTTGTAGAATTTTCTCTCTTGCCTCTTGATTAAATAAAATCTGTTTAGCCATCTAGTTAACCTCCTTATCTATTATTGCAATTACTTCGTTCTGATTCATGAATAAAAACTTTTTATTATTAATCTCAATTTCCGTACCATTGTATTTCCCAAACAACACATGGTCGTGTACACTTAATTCCATTGGTTCCCTCTTGGTTCCAGGACCAACAGCAATTACTACACCTTTAACTGGTTTTTCTTTAGCACTGTCAGGAATAATAATTCCCCCACTAGTCTTTGTTTCTTCTTTTACACGTTCAATTAATACTCTTGAGCCTAACGGATAGATGTTCATAATACCTCCTATTGTTTATTTGTTTTTTCTATTATATCCAACATATCGTAGTATTGTTCAAGCAATGTGTGGAGCTTCTGTGGATTATATAAAGTAAATAAAAATTCCAATAGCTCTGTACCTATATCCACACCTTCTGAAGATGGTATTATAACAAGATGTGCAAAAATAGAGAGCATTTCTTGTTTTGTTAGTCCCATTAATCCTCCTTTAATTCTACCAGCGGTTTTGTCCTGCTTTACTCCAGTAAAGCGCTTAAAAGAAAGCCCTGTCCTGGACCCAGTTTTTGTATCCGCTGGCGATTGCCGATAACCTAGGTGTAGTACACCAGGACTACCGACAACTTTATTATTAAATTGGTTGGGCAGAAAATGCCCTTATTTTTGTGATTTCTTTATCATCTTGATATTTTTCATAACGTAAGAATCCATCAATGATAACATTTTTATCACAGGTTAATTGGTCGTGATATTTGGAAACATTATGTCCTAGCATTTCTACCTTAATCCAGTTCTTTTTAAATGCTTCTTTACCATCACGAGTTTTCCATTTTTCTATAAATAGTAGGTTAAAAAACGATATTTCTGTATTACTAGATAATGTTTTTACAGATAAGTCTCCATCTATAGAACCGATTATTATTATATTATTAATCCAACTGGTGTCCTTATAATCTCCGACTATCTCTCTTATACCAGAAGCTATAACTCTAATAATATTACCATGCTCTGTTCTTTCTGATTTGATATATCCTTCAACTATACAGTGCATACCAAGTTTTAATTGGGAATGTGTACGTTCTGCATACTTACCTATAACACTTATGGAAAACCAATTTGATTTCTCCATATCATCACCATACCTATTCCTCCACCTTTCTTTAACGCGGAGCTTAAAGTTACAAATCTTGGTATCTTTTTTAGTTGATATATCAGATATAGAGCCTATTATTCCTTCTAAAAACACCTTGTTTAGGCACGTAATTGACATGTGTAATACCTCGTATGTTTTAATATCTAAATAGTATCATAACATACTGAGATACAGGTATCAAGACCACGGATCCTTTTTATTATCCCTTTCGGCTTCTTTGTCGTGAAGGTATCTATTTATATCTTGATAAATGGTTTCATAATCATTCATGCTAACTAGAACATTCCAGTATTTAGTAGGGATATTTTCTACACACCTAGCAAAAGGTATCACTGAATCTATATATTTTATTTGTCTTTTTATTAAATGTCTTGCCATTATCCCTCCTTCGGTAGTTATTGCTTAATAGTGTCTTAGTAGTTACTTCTCTTCAACCTCTATTTCTAAAATATAATTATCACAATTCTCACCATCTCTATAGACACTAAAATATTTTTCACCTGTTTGCTTACAAGTAAAAACAGGGTGTTCGTCACTCCATTTATATTTATCTGTAATCGCCTTTAAAGCTAACTCAAGGGTCATATAATAACCATAAGTGTCAGGATCACGTTGGGAGCTATAACCAGCTTTATAAATTACTTTCATATCTTACTCCTTTGTTTCCTTGCTTACTTTCTTAACTATGATTATCTTTTCAACTTCACAATTATCACAATCAGCATATAACTCCCCATCATTATCAACTTGTTTATTATTACCCAAATGGCAATATTGGTGTAGCTCATCTTTAAATCCACAACGGACATTATCCCTCTCTATAACCTCTACCTCTTGCAACGGACAGGCAGAGTCTATGGTATCTGGAGCACATAAAATAGTATTATCTTTAGAACATCTCACATTACTGTCAGCTTGACTAATTTTAACATTAGTACACTCCCCACACTTCTTAACCAAAGCATTACCTAGTATCTTCATTTGTTTTTCCTCACTATCTCTGTTATAGCATCTATATCTAGATAACAAGGAGCTACTTCAAATAAGCATTGTGTATCATTATCAACTGGATAAAATCCACAAGCACTACAACTTCTGTTTTTACTTCTAGTGCAATACTCTTTTAGCTCTGCTACCGTAAGCTGTTCGTCTGGTAGTGATTGCTCAATAGTGTCTAGCTTGGCAATCAACCTATCACAATCTGTGAAGCTAACCCAATTATCTGTTTTAATCCACACCCTCAACTCTTTTATTATCACTTCGTGTTGTTTCATAGTCCCTCCTTGCTTACTTTGTCTAGGAATTGGTTAGCAGTAAAACTGCCAAACTTATAAGCAAACTTGTCTTGTTGTAGACACCTAAAGTCTTTCGCAACACTTTCAGGTGAGCAATTAGCAAACCCTTTTATTATCTCCACAGCTTTGTCTAACTTGGATTGTAGCTGTTTGTTTTGTTGTCTTAAAGAATATATTTGACCTGTATATGAAAAGTCTTTTCCGTCTGCTACCTCGCAATCGTGTTGTCCTCCCTCACAACTTTCCTGTGCCAGTCTTTTTATGTCTAGTAGTT